TTATCGTGTTGAATGGGGAGAGGCTTCTGTCGCCGGTGGCCGGACAATGTAACGCGCCAGCGACTCGTGGGTGACAAATGTGCAGCCACACTGGATGTTCTGACACTGATGGTAGCGCTCTTTGGTTTCGGAACTCAGGTAGCGGCTTGAGCGCGCATGCGCCGCTTGCTGGCATACCGGGCAATGCATCATGGTGGGTTCTCCCTCGTTAACATGCTGCAATAATAAACCATTAACTTGCAAATGCAAGTTAATGGTTGCATTTGACGTTTCAGACGCTGGATTCCTCCATTTCATACTCCACGTTTCGGATGTCGGCTTCCAGATCCAGTTTTGTAATAAAGCCTTTTTGATCAATGCCATGAGTTAATTTCTTGATCACCCAGGGCGTTTTATTGATCACATCCTTAAAGCCTGATAACCGGATGGGCGTTTCCGGCGCGATGTCGGCCCGTCCTTGTGCGAGAGTCAGGCTAAATATTGCGGCATTTCTCTGACGTTGTAGCCATTCCGCTTCTGCTGCGCGGATGGCTTCATCTTTGGAGGCGAACATGTTTTGCAGGATGCTGACATTCTCTATTGAACCGGCGAGGTAATCCGTTGACGCTTGCTGTGTGCCGGCACTTTTGCGCGTCAGTTTTACCTGTTTAACCTGCTTCTGAGGCGTTTTAGTATCCTGCCAGCGCGCAATGATACTGCCGTACGTCGTACGATCGGTTAAATCAAACGTGTGAGAATCGCCATCGCTACGGCTGATAGTCACGGTGGATACGGCCTTACCGCCCCGTACGCATTTACCCGGCACAAGAAAAATCAGTACGCCCGATTTTACGGCGATTTCAGCGCCGTTGCGGATAGCCAGCCGAGTGAGAAACGCGATGTCGCTCTCTTTGGACTGGTCGATATGTGCAATCTTAATACCGGCCAGTTCCGGCGAGACGCTGGCGCTCAGCGAATTGCGCCAGGCAATATCTTTCACGATCTCACCAAGCGTTGTGTCATGCCATGACCGCTCTTTTGGGGTGTTCATATCATTGCGAAAATCGACGCTGCGCCCGGTAATCACTAGCTGATCCGGTGTGCCCCGGTGTGTGACCTGGTCGATAAAGAAACTTCCCATGTTGGTGAGCACCGAGCCTTGTCGACCAATCGAGACGTTAACCAGCGCGTTCCGTTCTGGCATTTCGATTTTGCCGTCGCTGTCATCCAGCGTCAGTATCAGCGTGTCGGCTTCAAAACCGCGGTTATCCGTGACCGTGAGCGCGACTAATCGCGGAGCGAGCCTGGCGGTAATGTCTTTTTTTTCGTCTTTGCTGTTGCCGTTTTTTACCGCAGAGGCGCTGCTGTTGCCACTGGCGGGTTTTTGGTTCAGCTCCAGCTTAAACGCCGGGGCGTCTCCCCGCGTCAGATCGTTATCGAGAGCGTCAATCATCCGAGACTCCCCAGCATTTTGGTGGCATCGTTGAGCAGTTTGCTGCCTTTCGTATACATATCTTCTGCTATGGAGAGCAGCGACTCGTCGACCCGGGTCAAATTCAGTGTGAAACTGATCTTACGCGGCGAGCCGTCGCTATAAAATTCGGAGCCGTTCTCTTTGACGCCGCTTATAACATACACACCGTAAATCATTCCCGTGCCGTCGATAAGCGGCCATTTTCCGCCCTGTTCAGCCATCAGGCGCAAGGCTGCCAGCGACAGCACGCCGCCAGTCAGCTCCGGGTAGAGCGCGCCGGTTATTTCGAGGGTATCTTCGCCTGGACCGATATACTGATACGCCGCGCGTTTACCAACACGCGCGTTGCTGCTCCAGGTAAATGTAGAGGTGCGGCTCAGGTTCTGGAATGGCAGCGTTTGCCGCATAAAGACAAAAAGTCCCAGCGCCAGCATCATAATTAAAACCCTCCTGATGGATTGAATTGCGAAAGGGTACTGTTGCGTTTATTTGCCGCGTCCTGACGGAACAGATCCTGCAGGTAGCGCTCGTTGTTGCTACCGGGGGCGATATCGCCTTGTAACGTGACGTTATATTCCGTTTTGCTCTGGTCGACATACGAATTACCGCCAGCGGGTTTGGCTGCCTGGTAATTGTTAAAACCCGGCATTGTGCTGGTTGGCTGAATGTAGCTCTGGCTAGCGCTGGCGTCTGTCGGTGGTTTCGGTACCTCAAGCACCGGTTTTTTGTCGATAATCCCGAGCTTTTCCAGTACCCAGCTCAGGCTGCTGCCCAATATTTTTACGCCCTCAATCACCAGCGCGATGGAGCCAGAGAGCATCTGGCCGAAATAGAAACCCGCTTTTGCGCACTGGTTCAGCGTTTCCTGGCTGGCCTGCACCGGCGTAATCAGATCGCTGAACAGCTGTTTGATGTTCTGCAAGCCGTTGCCGATGAGATCAAACAGCGGTTGTAGCGGCGCAAATAGCCCGGCAAGCGGGGCGAACGCGGCGCTAATCCCGGCCATTACGCCACCAAAGAAGGCGCTAATCGGTTCCCAGTAGGTGTAGATGGCCAGCGCGGCGGCGGCAACAAGGGTAATTACGCCGACAATCGGTAGCGTGAGCGAACCAAGCACCGCCATAATCCCGCCGCAGACGGTAGTAAAGACGCTGCCAAAAGTCGTCGCGATGGTGATCAGCGTACTGATGCCCGTAAAGACCGGCGCGATAACACCCGCCACCGTGCCAATCGCCCCGGCGACGCCGACCACGGCAGTGGCAATCAGACCGAAGGTTTGCACCAGGCCCTGGTTGTTCTGCACCCACTGTTGCAGTTGCCCCAGATACTGGGTGGCGGTTTGTACCAGTTGGCGCAGGGAGGATTCTTGCGTACTGAAAATATCCACGCTTAGCGACTGATAAACACTTTGCAGCGCCTGTAAATCGGTACCGAGATTGCCAACCTGTGCACTTAGCGCACTTGGCGTACTTACCGCACTTGGCGCACTTACCGCACTTGGCGTACTTACCGAACTTGGCGTACTTAGCGCACTTTGCGCACTTTGCGCACTTAGCGCACCTGGCGCACCTGGCGCACTTGACGTACTTAGCGCACTTACCGAACTTGGCGTACTTAGTGCACCTGGCGCACTTACCGCACTTGGCGTACTTACCGTATTTGCCGCGATACTCACTTCGCTGCCAGGTTGTACCGGTGCGTTGTTTTTCAGCGATTGTTCATAGCCTGGCTGCAGCAGTTTTTTGCCAATGTTGAAGCCAGAAGTGGCGACGGACATCCCGATGTTGCCCACCGCAGAGATTTTCCCGGCAATGCCCTGAATCGTTTGCTGGCCCGCCTGGATTTTTTCCGCGCGTTTTTGCCGGTTCTCCTGCTTCAGCGCCTGCTGTTGTGTGATGAGCTGTGCGCGATGATCGTTGATCTGGCTTTGCAGTTGCAGTTTCGCCGCGGTCGGCGCGTTTGGTTCAACACCTGCGCGCAGCAGCGTTAACCGGTGGTCGATCACCGCTCCGCGCGTCGTTTCGTGCTGTTGCTGAAGCGTGGTTACACGCTCCTGCGTGAAGTTAAGAATGCTGGCGTGGCTGCGCGTCGGCGGACCTTGCTCCGTCAGCTTTTGCGCGCGCAACTGCACGGTTTGCAGGCGCAGGCTGAGTGTCGAAAGGGATTTTTCGGCCTGCGTTAAACCCTCAACCTGGGCGAGCTGGTTGTACAGCCCGCTCAGATTTTTCTCCGTCTCTTTGATCCCGGCAGCAAGCGAAGCATTCGCCGTTTGCAGGTTTTTAAACGGGCGCGTCGCCTGGTCAACAGCCGTGAGCAGTGCGTCAATATTTGTGCTGTTACTCATGTGTATTTCCGCTTCGCTGAAGCGCTTTTTCGCGCCATGTGATGAGCTCGCTCAGACTCAGGGGATAGAGTTCTGACGGCGGCCAGTGAAAAATCACTGCGATATCCGCCATCAAATCGTCAACTGACAGGTTGGCCGGAAAATTTACTGTGCCGAAACCGGCGACAAAAAACCGACCACCTTGCCAGCCAGCGCGACCATATCCACCAGATCCAACGCGGCGACTTCCTGTTCGGTCAGGGAAGGCGAGGTGATGCGCGGCAGTACTTTAATCAGCGCATCCACTTCAGCATTCGCCACTGCCGCCAGGCTCAGACCGCGCAGAGTGCCGGCATTCGGTTTCATCAGGGTAACGGTGTTGATAAGCTGTTCGCCGCGTTTGATTGGCGTTTCCAGGGTAACGACGTTATCAGTTTCGTTGCTCATAAAATCCTCAAGATTGCGTTAGCGAAGGGAAATTCCGGCCAGCCAGGCTGACCGGGTAGGTCTTACAGGCCGATATTGCGGCGGTGCTGTTCGAGACGATCGACGCCGTTCACTTTTTCGATCATGTTAATGGTGTCGATTTCCACCAGTTCCTTGCCATCCATCGTCAGTTTGAAATAGGTACAAACGACGGAGATTTTGGACTCGGTATCTTCGCCCGGCTTGTTCTCGCCGGTGTCGATCTCTTTCTGACGACCGCGCATCACTACTTCAACGGCGACTGTTTCACCGGTGTCATCACGCTGGTAGGAACCCGCAAAGCGGATCGGCACTGCATCGGCGCTGGTTGCGCCATACAGTTCCCAGATAGCCTCATCCGGGAAGCCGCCCAGCGACCACTCCATTGCCATGGCGTCGTCATCAAGACCCATATCAATCGGCGCGATACCGTTCATGCCTGCGCCACGGTAGTTCTCCAGCTTGCGGGTCAGTTTCGGCAGCGTGATGGATTTTGCGATCCCCTGATAGCTGTAGCCATTGAGGAACACGTTCATATATTTCAGTTTTCGCGGCATTGCCATTTATCAGGCTCCTTAATTGCTGTTGACCGAGGAGACCAGATTCGCCAGATATTTATCAGTGATGCGCTGGCGTAAGGTCAGGTTTTCCAGTGGCGGTACCGGCGTATAGTCGTAATCGATATACAGTTTCCCGGCTTTCAGGGTCTCGGCGTCATTGGCGCTCTCGTCGAACCAGCAGGTGGCGTCAACGATGTAACCGTTGCTTTTCAGTTCACGAAACTTGGCGTTGATACCGTCGATGATGTCGCGAATAAGCGTCGCGGTGATCGGCTTGTCGACTGCCCACATATGCGCATCCGCCATGGTGTCGGCGATAACCTGCGCGGTGCGTGTATAGTTTTCAAACAGGAAAAGCGGATCATCGGAGCAGGTACGGTTACCCCAGAAGCGGAAGCCGTCTTTGCGAATCAGCGTGGTCACACCCGCTTCGTTCAGCAGGTCGGCATCGGTGCCGGACTCCTGCAAATCCCAGAAGACCGGGGTGCTGATGCCGGTGACGCCATTCACGCCAACGTTGGACAGTGTTTTGTGCCAGCCGACGGACTGGTCGATATACGCACGCAGGCCAAGTGCGCGGGCGGTCGCGTAGGCGGTTGCCGTCGCGTTCGCCACCGTATCCCAGGCGAGAAAATCCGGCCAGATCACCATCAGTTCGCGCTGGCTGAAGTTCTCGCGATACTTAATCGCATCGGAAATCGTTTTGCAGCCCCAGGCGCTGACATAACCGAAGGCGCGCAGTTTCTGGCAGACGGGGGCCAGCGCGGTAGCGACTTCCAGCGTGTCATAACCGGGAACGCCCAGAATACGCGGTTTTACGCCGGTGACGGCTTCGGCGGTCAGCAGCGCTTTCAGGCCAGTATATTTGCCGTTTTCGTCGGTGGTGCCGATGATATTGGAAATCGTCTGCGCCTGCGCATCATCACCGCTGCCTTCAGCGACGCGCACAACGACGATAACCGGTTTCGCCTGGTCGGCAATGGCTTGCAGAGAAGACGCCAGTGTACCTTTGGTGCCCGCTTTGGCGATGGCACTTTGCACGCTGGTAACAAGCACTGGTTCATTCAGTGGAAAGGTTGCCGCATCGGCATCGCTGGCAGTACATACCATACCGACAATGGCGGTTGAGACAGTGGAAATGACGCGCGTGCCGTCGTTGATTTCGACGACCTGAACGCCATGATGATAATCACTCATCCGTTTAACTCCGTGGTGTTGGGGTGAGTGCTATTCTCCAGGCCGCAGTGGCTCAGCGCTATTTGTTGGGGTTGGGGCGGGGATGAAACAACAGGAGGGCGGCAAAAAAAACGGGCCGTAGCCCGTTGATTTATGCTGGCTCGGTGGGCCAGGTGATGTTGGGCGCACTAGAGAGGTCAATGGCGTTTATCGCGTCGATATAATCCAGCACCTGATCGAGCCGGTTTTTTTCCGCGTCATTCAGCGTTCTGCCCGCCTGCAACTTAAGCTGTATAACGCTGATTGATGACATCGCCGTATCGATATGTTGCTGACGAAGCGCCTGCGCATCCTGAACTGCGGCTACGTGTTGTGCTTCGGCATTCGTAATCCATGCACTTCCATTCCAGCTGTCATAGGGCGTCGCGGGCTCAGTAGCAACAACTCCCTCTTTAAGCGGGCCGATATAATCGACTATTGAGGCGCTAAGATCGGCCGTGGAATAGACGGTTTTCCCGCGATGATCTTCTTTCTGCTCCCACGCACTCCCCGTAAAAACAGCCACACATCCCTCAGCAACGGCACCGGGAGCAATATCTGTTGAACCGGCGGGAAGACCTACGCCAATCGCTAAAAACTCTTCGCTGGACCCGGTAAATTCGCCGGTTTGCGTAGAAAAGCTGTAAGCGGTGATGTGTCCTGCTGTGGTAGCGATTTTTGCGTTATCCAATACTGCTGATGTCATTATGCAGCCCTCACAATGTAGTTAAATGTTACGTTACGCGGTCTGTTTTCAACAGCAGTAGGCACTGTCAGTGACGCATCAAATAAGAGGCCATAGTTTGTTACCGGCACTGAGGACTGAACTACAGGGGTATTTACATTGTTATTCCCTGAGTTAGTGATAGAGAATGAACCGCTTGCGCCAGTTGGTGTCACCACAGAACCTGAGGCGCCAACTGTATAAGCGACTAGACCAGCCCTGATATTACGGATTGCGTCACCTTGAGTGCTCATCACTGCCCGCCCCGTATCAACACCCCTTCCATCATCCCATCCACGGATAAACTCACCTCGCAGATCCGGCAGAGTCAGCCCGGGATACGCCACCGCCAGCTTCGGGTATTGCGCTGCGTTGAACGCCGCACCGTTGCATTTCAGCCAGCCTGTCGGCGGTGTCGCCGATGACCAGGGAATGGGCACGCCAACCGGCAGTGCTGAACCGTCACCCAGGTTTAACGTTGATATTGCCGTTTTAACAAATTCCGTGGTGGCCAGTTGAGTATCATTTGCCGTTTGTCCCGCTGTGGGCGCTTTGGGTGTTCCGGTCAGCGTGGGACTGGCAATCGGCGCGTACTGAGTATGCGGATTGCTGGCTGCAATATGCTGGCTCAACAGGTTATCAGCATAGGCCTTTACTTCGATAACCTTGTCATCGACATACTTGCGCGTCGCCAGCACTACTGACGGATCAATTTTGAGTGTGATGGCTGCGGTAGAGGACACAATCAGCGCCATACGAATCGTCTGCGTGCGTCCGCTACCTTCGCCTAACAGCGGTTTGTAGGTTTCCGGGCAATTGGCGACGGCGATCAGGACGCCATCGCTATCAAAGAGACCCAGCTCGCGAATCCAGTATCCTCCTTCGTTTTCCGGGATCACCTGCTCGGCGATAATTTGATTGGTATCCGCTGCATCGACTGTCAGTGTGTTTACTGCGCCGATGCGTTTTTGGTTAACCAACTGGGTTTGTGCCGGGTCGGGCGTAGGCAGGCTACCGTTGCCATCGCCAACAGCCATTTGCGTAATATGGATTTGGGTGCCCAGCGCAGTTGCGTTCGCCAGCTTCGCCGCGCCCAGGTTGGTCAGAATGGCAAAATATTTTACAGTCATGCGTTCACTCTCAGGTTATCGATTGAGTAAACGGTATTGTCCGGGGCACATTGGGGCGGGGCCTATCAGTTAAGGTTGGTTACCAGGTGATACAACCCTGAGGGGAATGGCCTGCTGACGGCTGTGTCTTATCAGGCCTGTGGGGTGATCCTGGTCGGGTAAACGCCGCTACCCAAGAAAAAACGGGCCGCAGCCCGTGGAAAGTTAACGAGGTGATTAAAAACCGATCGCTAGAATGTCTATACCATTGGATGCACCGGTGTAAGAACGGATAGTGACGTTCTGTAAGGATTTTGCCACAACAAAAATGGGCTGCGTGATATCGGTGAAGGGTGCTGAGCTTTCGGTATAGGTGACTTGTGTATTCAGGCAGGCGTTCGGAAAGGCCATTGGCCATGTGAAGACAGAGTTCTCGCCGTTGGTCGCGCTGGTTCCTACCTTCATCCACTGAATAATTAGCGCCTGTTTACCACCATTCAAAATACCGGGGATCTGAAAATAACCGGCGGTGGCCAGCAAGCCACTTGCGGTTCCTGCCTGCACCAGGGAACTCAGCCCTAGATTGGTCTGCACACTGCTGACAAGCCCAGCATTCGCCATCTCTTTCAATGCATTAGCAATAAGAGGGTATTGCGCATGCGGATTGCCCGCTGCGACGTGTTGACTCATCAGGTTATCTGCATATGTACGCACTTCAATCGCTTTGTCATCAACATACTGCCGCGTCGCCAGCACCACCGACGGGTCGATTTTCAACGTGACGGCAGCCGTTGATGAGACGGTGAGCACCATGCGAATCGTCTGCGTGCGTCCGCTCCCCTCCTGCATTTGCGGTTTGTACGTTTCCGGGCAGTTAGCGACCGCAATCAGTACACCCGCATCATCATAGAGGCCAATTTCGCGGATCCAGAAACCGCCTTCCGTTTCCGGGATAACCTGCTCGGCAATTATCTGGCTGCTGTTATTAGGATCTACCGACAGTCGATTCAGCGGTGCAATACGCTGCTGGTTGAGCAGTTTTGTTTGCGATGGGTCTGGCATCGGTAGTACGCCGTTGGCATCGCCAACCGCCATCTGCGTGAGATTAAGTTTTGTGCCGAGCGAGGTGGCGTTTGCCAGCCTTGCAGCGCCCTGATTGGTCAGAATGGCAAAATATTTGGCAGTCATGCGTTAACTCTCAGGTTGTTTGGTGAAGAATGAACGGTGACGCTATTTTCCGTTCAGCCACAGACGAACACCATTGAGCGGCGTTGGTTACTTACTGACACAACAAGCGTGATGAAAAAAAACGGGCCGCAGCCCGTTTCAGTAATGTGGTGGGTTATGAGATATAGACATCATCAATAAGATGAATAGCAGAAGCGGGGTAATACTCGCCACCAACCACAATCTCTTCCGGCATGTAAGGATAAACCGTCAGTTCTTCACCGAGGTAATAACCGACGCCAACATAAAACTCGCCGCTGGTGCTGAGGCTAATGTTCAATTCCGAAAGATGGCGGCTCGCTGGTTTGGCATCGTTGATCAGCCGCTCCAGCTCCTGGTACATCTGCTCGGTAATACCATTCTCTTGCACGCCAATGACCAGCCGGAACGTGCCGGGTTCAGCATTCTCCTGCCACCATTCGCGCAGCTCAATCAAGTAGCCGAGCGGTTCAACAACGCGTCGTAATGAGCTAATGGTTCCCTTGTGTTGATGAACAAAAAAAGCGGAGGCGATAATTTTACGTTTGGTCGCCTCGGGCCAGTTGTAATCCCAGCGATCGACAGAGAGCGCCCACGCCAGGTAAGGCAACAGATCTGCCGGGCATGTTAGTGGATCCCATAACGTGCGCAGCGGCACCGGTACGCGTTCGATTTGAGCCGCTGCCTCTGCCGTTGCCACCTCCAGAACCGAGGAGCCAACGGGCAACAGGCGGTCATCACTCATCGGTGCCTCCTGTATTAATGCTCCAGGCGGTGCAGTACGAGGCCTGGTTTTTCTCCAGTACCAGATCGCTTTGCGGCGCGCTCAGCTCTACGCGTTGCACACCTTCAACGTGCAACGCAGCGTAAATGGCCGACTGGCGGATATCGCGACCCAGCCGGCGCTGTGTGGTGATATAGGCTTTAAGTTGCTGTTCGGCGGCCTGACGAATTGGTTCCGATTCTGGTCCCGGGTAAAAATAGAGCGTGGCGTCAATCTGGTACGGCACAATTTCCGCGCTTTGTACCGTCACACGGTCGCCAATCGGGCGGACATCTTCTGCGTTCAGCGCGTTTTCAACGATGGCGACCAGCTCGTCGCTGGCTCTGCCATCGCCTTCGCGTGAGAGCACAGAGATGGTGATATACGCCGGATTTGGGCTGATCACGGAGATATCGGCAACCCGGCCATCTGCGCTGCGACCATGGTATTCATAAGCGCCTTCCGGCCCGGCCACGCTTAAGCCTTCAAAGGCCTGCTGCGCACGCAGTCGCAGGTCTTTATCAGACTCCATCACTGCGGTAGTCGGCGGGATGGTGCTGTTATCGGCAGGCGTGATCACCAGTCGCGAGGTATTGCTGTTAGCGGCAATCACATCAAGATCATTACCTGCTGCGTACGCCAGCATCACCGCGCGGGCGGCTTCATTGACGCGCTGGCGCCACAGTACTTCGCGATAAGCGTTCTCTTCAAGAAACTTAGTTAGCGGCTCAGATTCCAGCGCCAGCGTACGGGCGATGGCCTCCTGCTCGTCGGCAGGAAACAGGGAAATAAGCGTTGCCTTGCGTTCGGTAAGAAGACTCTCGTAATCAAGTTCCTCAACCACATTGGGCGCGGGCAACTGGCTCAGATCGATAATCGGCATGGTTTTAACTCACTGGAAGGGTTAACGAAAGGGATTCGCCGGTACTGGCGAGCTGTCCGGTCAGATTGACAATCATCTTGCCGTCGAACTGCCGTTCGGTTGTTACTGCGCTCAGCGTGATACGCGGTTCCCATTTCAACAGTGCCATATAGCAGGCGGCCTGAATCTGCAGCGCCAGCGCCGGGGTTTGTGGCTGGTCGATCATCTCAAACAGCAGCGAGCCGTAATCGCGGCGCATGACCCGTGAGCCAACAGGTGTGCGCAGAATATCGCTGATGCTCTGGCGGATATGTTCGGTGTCGGTCAGACGCTGGCCGGTGATGCGGTCAAAGCCGATGTATTGCACTGTCATAGAGGCGCTCCTGTTGTACCGCCGCTGTCGCCGGGGTGTTGATGGGTATGCAGTACTTTGCCGTTGGAGGACAACGAACCGCCGCTGTGCGAAATATTGCCGCTCATCGTGCCGCCTTTTTGCACCTCCAGCGTGCTGGTGATGAGTTTGTTGGTACAGACCACTTCCGGGGTATCAAGCGTGATGCGGGTGGAGGCAACAACCTTCACTTCCGGCACAGTGACGGTGACGGATTGGGAGGCGGTGATGTCGGCGGTTTTAATGCCGCTGACTTTCAACGCGCTGTTTTGTGGTTCGTATTCGAACACCGCGCCATCGGGGAAGGCGACATGCCAGGCATCCGCCGAAACGGAAGGCGCCGGGTTGTCGTCAGAAAAAATACCCGGTAGCACAAAGGCGGTGTCGAGTTCGCCGCCGACCGCCAGCAGTAAAACCTGCTCGCCGACCGAGGGCGCCCACCACGTGCGTGAATGTCCGGCGCGGTGGGTTAACCACTGCAACCACTGAGTGACGATGCCGCCTGTCTGCACTCGACAACGCCCTGAACTCAGGTCGATGTCGACGATAATCCCGGTACGGATCATATTGCGCAGCGCGCGGGCCATTTCCTGGAGCGAGAGTTGTGTGTTCATAGCGGAAATGATGCTATGTGGCCCCGGCTTTGAAAAACGGACAAGGCTGTCCGGCCTTTGGCACAACGCGGAGCACATTTGTGGGCGTTATGAAGCCCAGCGGCTCACCAGTTCACCGTTGATATAGAGCTCAACCGGGCGGGTAACCAGTGCTGGCGGCAGCGGCTCTGGCAGCGTCTCAGCGTGCAGCACGCCATCAATTTCCGTCACCCTGGTACGCTCTGTCAGTTGCAGGATAATCGTCACATCCTGCGTACCGTCGCTGTTGGTCGTCAGCGACCAGCTAAAGCAGCCGCGCTGTCCCGCCTCGACGGTGAGAATGTCTGGCTGGTTGTCGCGCAGCCAGGCCATGATCGGCACAAAAATCGTATCGATATCGCCGAAGAAAGCGCTGATGGCGATGTTGAGGTTGAACTGTTTTTCAAACGACAGCGAAGGGGCAAAGGTGGCGGTATTGCTGCCTTTGTCCACCCACAGCCGCAGCGTATCGGGGTTGGTGTGCAGCGCCGGGACAGCATCAGTCAGGGCGTTGCGCAGCGTGTTGGGTTTTAGCATTTATCTCATCCTGGCAGTGTTTAACGGTTTCAACTTGCAGTGCGCAATTCTCAAGTGCGCGTTCAAGCTGACGGATATCGGCGCTTAAATCGCCGTTAGTTTGCGGATCGCTGCCTGGCATCGGACACAGGCTGACCTGCGGGCAACGGTTGTAAACAGTGACCGGCAGAGGGGCAGGCGGGGCGCTGGTGCACCCGGCGCACAGCATCAGGTAGCTGAGTGTTATACCAGCGGCGAAAGGCGTCATTTTCATGGAGTAACCTTGTGATGGTTTGTTCGCGGCGTACGGCCTGTTCGCTGGCGGCATTGAGTTGCTGACGCAGCGCCACCTGCGCCTGCTCGTTACTGACCGCCAGCGCATCCGCAGCGGCGCGCTGCGTTTTCAGTTGCGCGATGGTGTTGTTCTGCTCGCGCGTAAGCTGAGTAGATTGCGAAAGCGCGCTGCGCAGCGCGTGGTTTTGCTGCACCAGCCATATTGCGCCCAGCACGGCGAGTAGCAGGGCAATCAGTCGGACGGTCATTTCACCCCCTTCAGGCACCAGGTGTGCTCGCGGTTGCGGCGGTTTTCCAGGCCGCGATTACGATCGCCGTTGATAAACACCCAGCGCGGCAGCTGATCGCAGGCCTGTTGCCACTGTTTGTGGTTGATAAACCACACCAGCGTCGAACTGCAGGCGGCAGTGGTGCCGACGTTAAAGGCGAAACTGACCACCGCGTCATAGACCTGGGGCGGCATGACAACCGGAGCGCAGGTTGCCAGCCGTTGCTCTACATGCAGTACATCGGCAACCAGATTCACCGCCGCTTCTTTTTCGCTGATATCCCGCGTTGGCACGACGCCAGCGGTGTGGCCAATACCGGATGTCCAGACGCCAGCGCTACACTGGTATGGACGCAGACGACAGCCTTCCAGATCGGCAATCAGCGCCAGCCCCTGCTGTGAGGTATGCAGTAAACGAAAATCCGGCACCAGTACCGCCAGTGTCAGCACCGCTGCAGCGCTACAACGCTTAACGGGTAAGCCCATTCATCACCTCCTGGCTCATGGCGCAGGATTTCAGGAACAGATAGCTTTTGCGGCGGTAATACCAGTTCACGGCGACAGTGACGGCAACACCCAGCGCGCCGAACCAGGCTGCGAAATCCTGCGGCGTCATCGCACCGAAAAAGGTCAGCGCGACGCTTATCCAGTACGCCAGCGACGAGGTGACTTTTTCGATCGTCAGGCCCATAGATTCACCGTTTCTGTCTGCGTCGGCGCCTGCACTTCCGGCAGGTTTACCGGAGTACCGTAAGGCAAAATCACGCCCAGATCGGCAAGGCCGGGATTGGCCGTCAGCACCGTTTCGACCACACCCTGGGTGTAGCCGTAATAGCGCAGGCAAAGGAGATCGAGCGTATCGCCCTGTTGTGTGATTACATTCATCGTTTTCGCGTCTCTTACCGTCGGGAAGGATTTTTCCCACCGTTAAGTCTCCAGACCGGAGCAGGCGGACGCTATCTGTCGCCGCTGGCTGTGCGCTGGCACAACAGGGCGAAAGCAGTGTGAAGTTGGGAGGGACGGCCTGAAACGGTGCAGGTATGATCTGGCGCGCAGGCCGCCGTAACCGGCGCGTTCCGGCCCTATTCTGCCTGGTAAAAGATGTCTCTGTCTGGCGCAGCTGCGCTTTCGCTTTCCGCCATGTCGGCAATTAGCCACAGCGCCATTTCCAGTTCTTCTTTTTTGCAATGGTGGAGCAGAGACAACTCGGCAATAAATCTCACGCACGCCCATTTCCGCTGAGCGCGTTCATTCCGTTCAGACACCATGAATCCCCTCATGAGTTCTTTACTGTATGTATGTACAGTATCATAGGCCGTTTATTGATGGGAAGCGAAAATTATTACACCGCATCACTATGTGGCTGAAAAAGAAAACCATTATTCTGCTTCACCCACGCTTTTGGCTCGGAGTTTCCTATCCATAACGGGTTATCAGGCGGTGGAACGCTACAGCGGTCGGCATGCCAGCGCGTACAGTTATTGACAGAACTCCAAGAGGGCGCAGACGCGCCCTGAAGGTCAACCCCCGTTTGCTTCGGCACAATTTTCCATTTTTTCAGCCGCGTCAGCACCGGCGAGCCGGCACCGACCTGTGTGTCATACACCCCGCGAATACGTAACGTGGTTTCACCGTACTGGTTAAATTCTCCATCGGGTGCATACAGCGTGCGCACCTGCAAATCATCGCGACGGACAAACGGCCCGCCCTGAGCATTGACGTAGCCAGCCCAGTCCCCGGCATCGGCGGCATCGTGCACCAGCGCGAATTCCACGCTTAAGCCGCGTGCTGTTTCGCCATCGGCCATTTTTCTCAGCTCGCGATACACCGTGACTGGCGCGCCGCCAACAAACTGAAACTGGCGGATACGCCAGCGCGCAGCCCAGGCGGAAACAGCGCAGGCCGTCTCCTGCAATGACGAGCCGCTTTCGTTATCGCGCTCGCCTTCCAGCGCATAACCGTCGATATTTTTGGCGATATATTTCGCCACATACCCGGTGGCGCTGCCTTTTTGCGCATCGATCGCCTCGGCGTGAAAACGCGCACGCTTCGCCTTATCGCTCCGCAGCTCATGCTGGTCCTCTTCGCGGACATAGGTGCCCAGAATCTCACGCACGCGGCTGACATCCTGCGGCTGCATAAATAGCAGCAGATGCCAGTGTGGTGTGCCATCGTGATGTGGTTCAGCCACGCGAATACCGAAAATGCGCAGTCCGTTACGATGCAGACTGGCGCGGATCCGTGCCCACAGCCGGGTGAAATAGCCCTGTGTTTGCGCCGGGCTGGCGCCGTTCCACTTATGATTACGGTAACCGGCACGGGTGGTAGCGTGCCAGGCTGATGGCGCTGTCAGGGTATAAAACTCGCCGACATAACCCAGCGACTGACAAATCGTTTCAAAGCCGCGAATGCGCGTCATCAGCTCACAGCGGCGAATTGCCGGGTTGGCGACCGAGCTGTCATGCTTATCGATCAGGCTGATGCGGTTCCCTTCCTCATCTTCCAGCTCCATGCTGTTGAGAAATTCGCGGTTACGGCGTCTCTGCTCGCGCCAGGCACTGACGCAATCGTCGCTGGCATAGGGCCGTTTTTTCTTGCTGACATTGCCGAGCGCAATCTGTAAATGTTCGCGCCACTGGGCGGCGATGCGACGCAGATGGCCGCGCCACCAGACTTCGCTAAACAGGCGGATCACCGCCGGGGCAATCTCATCAGCGCAAGCAACTTTACGGGTGACACGCTGCCAGTGCGGCGGCGTGACGTTAAATTGCAGTGCAATCATTCCGGCGTGCAGATACCAGCGATGCAGGGTTTTCAATTCTGCAGCCTCCGCGCTGTCGATGTTTGCCAGTTCGCCGCGAATAAAATGCGCGATGTCGGTCGCCAGCCGGTCAATCGCGCTTTTCGCCAGATCCGGCAGTTGGTTGTAGCGGGACAATAGTGTTATCAGACGGCTCGCCAGATCCTGCTGGATGGCGGTATCAAAATGGCCATTGAACACCGCTCTGGAGAGGCGCGGGCTAAGTGGTTTGTGTTGGTAGCGCTGCGCCACCGCGTTTAGCCGTGGGATAGCGCGGTGAAAGAAGTGGCAGAGAAAGGCGTTAGCCCGTGCCGTACCTTGCACTTGTTCTAGCGCATCGATACGGCGGGTGACCGGAAAGCGAATGCACTCCGGTTGTAGCGCCAGCGCGTGGCGCGCCTGCTGCACCGCCGCAAAATGCCGGTTGCGGCGGTATAATTCCGCGTGGGTGAGATACGGGCTGGCGATCGCTGAACGCGGCGCGTTCCACGGATAAGCCCACGAGACCACCAATTAGCGCCTCCGGTAATGTTTATCTTTCAGCTCGGCGAGCTGCTGGCAACTGACGCAGCAGGTCACCCCGGGTAACGCCATTCGCCGGGCCTGGGGAATCGGCATGTCACAGCATTCGCAGGTGAGGCGTGAGGGCAACAACAGGCGGTTACGCGTCTGGCGGATATAGCGCTCGCGATCGTCCAGTTCACGTTGCTGAACGAGATCCATTTCATCGGCCATCAGTGCAGCTCCTGTGCCTGGTTATCGATATGGCTCGCTTCCTGGCGCAACAGCTCGGCGGCGTCGCACCACTCAAGACGCTGGGTAGCGATAAGCGCTGCCAGCGCGCCCAGCCGCACGGAGATAATGTTGGCGCAGCGCAAACGTTCGTTGTTGCGGGCTTCTGCCAGCAGCAGCGCGATCTCTTCATGGCTGCGTCCTTGATGGGGGGGAGTATTTTTACGCATGGTGTTTCTCCTGAAATTCGGGCAAAGGGATGCCCGACGGGTTGACGTCATTGGTACGAAAAAAAGGGTTACAGCGGCATGGTTAGCCGTTTCGGAAACAGGCTTACCACCACGCGGAAATGGTTCATGGCGGCAATCAGCGCCCGCTTCTCCTCGAGCGTAAGCACATCCGGATGAAGCGCCTGACGCGCCGCCGGCACTCTGGCGAGAAAGAAGATCGCCGCCAGCGCCCGGCTGTTCTCTTCAAAATGTTCATCCCGCTTGTCGCGCAGCTCGTCGATAAAGCGCGCCACCTCGCACCAGCTATCACCCCAGAAGCGGCCGCGGATTTCCGCGATATGGTTCAGCCCGCTCAGGCGTTCTCCTGCGTTGAGCGGAAGCATTGCAGTGGGTGAAGTGATCGCCATGTTGCCTCCTGTTTGCTGTTGAGTTTGCAAAAGCAAATTCAGCTAAACGAGGTGCCGGAACGACGGTCGAGATAACGACAGTCGATCGCCTGCTGGGTTAATTTGTCGCGCCAGGCCTGCACGTTGATCAGTGTACGGCTGCGTTTACTGGCATTTTCCGCATTCGAATAGTCGCGGGTCGGGGCTTTCAGCAGGATGCCTTCATCGAGCCATTGCCAGACCAGACGTTCGCTGATACCGCGCATGGCAGCGAAATCCCGCACTGTCATGGCATCGGACATAGCCGAGCGGATCAGGGTTTGCAACGTCGGGAGAAGGGCGGATACCAGCTCATCCATCTGCCCATGGGTGAAATTCCTGGATTGCATTTGAGAGCCAGATAACGGATGCGACGGCGTTGATTTTGCATCTGACATATCGCATTATCTCCTGTTGTTTGAAATGTACTGCACTGCTGTGCATTTTGGTCGATGTACAGCAATATAAATCGCAAATGCGATCATGTAAATCGCTTTTTTGATGTTGGTGAGCATGAGTGATAACAAAATGAGTGTTCAGGATGTGATCGAGCGTATTGCTGCGTCCTATTCTGTCTCCAGCCAGAAGGCGCTCGCCGAAGCACTGGATGTCCCGGCGAATAACATCAGTAGCTGGATCCAGCGCGACAGTGTGCCCTATAAGGCGGTGGTCAAATGCGCGCTGGATACCGGCGCAGATTTGCACTGGTTGGTAAACGGTGAGTTTGCAAATGCAAAATTAGCTGATAAACCGCAGCCGAAAGGCAAGGCGCTGTACGATGAAATTTTATCGACTGGCGGGCGTCCGGTGCTGCGCCGTATCCTCGATGCGTATGGTTTTCAGATGCAAAAAGATCTCGGCGACCTGCTCGATATCTCCTCCGGTACCATCAGCACCTGGGTGCGACGTGAGTTTTTCCCCGGCGACGTGGTGGTGACCTGCGCGCTGGATACCGGCGTCTCGTTGAACTGGCTGGCGACCGGGAAAGGAGAAATGTATCCGGCACCGGCACCAGCGGTGGAAAGTGAGGCCGTGTTGAGCATCCCGAAATTCCGTCTGGAATCCGGTGAGCTGAAAGAAGCGGGAAACTGGGCGCTGGATTGCAGCCTTGCGCCGTCATCGACGGAAGGGCTGAATTTTATTGAGGGGCTGAATGCGGCATGGCTGGTGGATACCTCGGCGCAGAAAATTGGCAATGGGCGCTGGTTTATCAGTATCGACGATGCGCTGGATGTGTTTGATGTAGTGCGTCTGCCGGGGGGCAAAGTACGCCTGACGAATAACGCAGTCGATTTCGAGTGTGGTGTGACAGAGATTGCGCCGTTCGGCGTGGTGGTTTTTACGCTGGAAAAACATGTGTAAGCGGCAATGACGGTCAGCAAACAGAAAAACGGTAAGTGGCTGTGCGAACTATACCCGCAGGGACGGGAAGGGCGGCGCATTCGTCGGCAGTTTAATACTAAAGGCGAGGCCGAAGCATTTGAATCCTGGACGAAACAGGAGGCGCAGGAGAAGCCGTGGCTGGGCGAGAAAGAGGATCGCCGGCGTTTAAGCGAGCTGATTGCGCTGTGGTTTAAGCTGCATGGCCAGTCGCTGGCGGCGGGCAAGTCGCGGATGGCGAAGCTGGATATTGTCTGTCGCGGGTTGGGCGATCCGGTCGCCTCGCGACTGACCGCCAAAGCGTGGGCGCACTATCGCGACCAGCGTCTGAGCGGAGAAATCGACAACGGTTACACGCCGGACAAAGCAAAGTGGAAGGTGAAACCGGTAACGGTCAATCGCGAGCAGCAATATCTGAGTGCGGTGTTTAACGAACTGCGGCGTCTGGGGGAATGGTCGCTGCCGAACCCGATTGAAAACGTGCGCATTTTTCGCGAAAAAGAGCGGGAAATGACGTGGCTGACGCAGCCGCAAATTATCACCCTGCTGGCGGCCTGTGAATGTTACGGTCATGCTGATTTAACGCGGGTGGTGAAAATTTGCCTGGCGACCGGCGCACGCTGGCGCGAGGCGGAAAACCTCAATCGCGCGCAGCTTGCGGCGAATAAGATCACCTTTATCAAAACCAAAGGTGGGCGCAACCGGACGGTGCCGATACCGCCGTGGCTTTTTGACGAGCTGTCGCCACTGCAAGGGCAGATGTTCCAGCCGTGCTATGGGGAATTCAGCAAAATGCTGGCCACTACCGATATCGCGCTGGCTGAAGGGCAGAAAACCCACGTACTGCGCCACACTTTCGCCGCGCACTTCATGACCAATGGCGGCAATATTCTCGTACTGCAACGTATACTTGGCCATGCCAATATCCGTGAAACCATGCGCTACGCCCACTTTGCGCCCGATCATCTTGAAGAGGCGGTGATGCTCAACCCGCTGTCGCAACTTCATGGCGGCAAAATGGCGGCGGAGGTTGCATAA